TGGTATAATACTGTTCCTGCGTAGCACTGATTGCTAGCGTCCATACGCGGTTACCGTCTAAATCAACCTGAGTATCTGGTGCGCCTACAGTCGTACCGTCCCAAGCATAGTTAAGGCGATAGACTAAACCTTTATAAATGACAGGATCACCGTAAGTGTAATAAGGCGATTTGCTAGCAGACCATTCCTCAACGGCTGGCGATAGTCCAGGCACATAGATAGCACCTACACCACCATAGCCATAAGCACCGTTAGGCAACGGTAACTGACCATTAGCATAAGTTACGCCCACCAGTGGTAAGTCGCAGTAGAACCAAACTTTTGACGGCCTACAGAGACTGCTCCGATATATGGGCTACGGTAGTTATTGATTGCCAGACCATAGCCTGTTGTAGGGCTACCAGTAACGGTTACAGAGGCTAAATTAAAATAGCCGTTGGATGCCGTATTGGATGGAATGCTCGACGACCAGTAAATGATTGGATTATTTGGGAACGGTTGTCCGGCTACGCGAGAGACTTCTAGGATAATATAACCTGAGGCCGAGACTGTGATTGTAGGGCGTGGGGTAGCGTCGATATAAGTGCTACCGATTTTTGGTATGAGTTGATTAACTGTACCAGGTACAATATACACTTTGTCTGAATAAGATAACTGAACAGATAAAGGAATATCTGGATATAATTGAACTTGGCTATCAATAGATAAAGACGCAACTCCTCCAATACTAGATAATATGTAACCGTCACCAGGTTGAATAGAGTTAGGCATATTAACCTACTGGTTTATAAATTAAATTATGCCAACCACCTTGAGCAATTCTGAACGAGATATTTACCTTATAAAGATTACCAAACTCTTCGTGCGATACGCCAGTAATCATTCCTGGGTTAGTATAAAATGCTGGATCATCAGATTGAAAACAACCATTATATATTGTAAAATCAGTATCTTTAATACTTGTAAAAGTTTTACCTACTGTTGCGATATAGTAAGTTAATAGTGCTTTATTTGATGTATAAAAACTACCTTGAATTTGAATACTAGGACGGAAAAAACTTTTAAGACCAGTTAGTTTATAAGCATCTGCAATTGATGATTGGTTAACATCTCCTTCTTTAAACATTTGTTTATTAGAATCCCAACCCTTAGATTGTAGTATATTCTTAAAGTCTGGATGTGATTTAATCGACTCTGTGCTTAATCCAGTGTCTCCGCGTAATATCATCTTACTTTGATTTCCATTCTCAATACCACAATACTCAGCCGTAATAGTTGCTATGTTATTGCCATTAATTGTGTATGAAGCACGGTGGCAATAGAGACGTTTTTCACGACCAGGGAATACATCACCGCGTTTAGGTGTTCTAAATGGTGCAGCTGATGCACTGCAAACAAATGTTGCACGTCCTGTTATTAAACCATAACCATCAAACTCGACAGAGTAATTAGGCTGAAGTTGTGGGTCTTTAGTATTAATGCTACCAGAACCAAGACCTCTGAAGTTTCCTTTTGTTATTTCAGTGAATGACATTGTTTTAAATTATTATGAACCGCCAATAGATTTAGAATTTGTTGTAAAGTTAGTTTGCCCAATTTCTGACGGCTTTCCTATGTCTGGTCTAGGAGCAGTGTTTGATGCAATAGTGTATAAAACATCTATGCTTTTTTGAGTTAGTTCTACTTGACGATCAATAGCATTACCAACATCACCAGCCCCAAAAGAACCGCCAACTTCACGAAGGCTTGAAACAGTTAATTTAACAGTTTCTTTTGCTTCAGGATTTTTTGTAGTTTTTGCTTCTTGTGCTTGTTTTTTAGTTTCTTTAGCTAGTTCAAGTTGTGCGCTTATCATATTTTTTTCTGCATTTTTCTTATCTTCTTCAGTATATCCCTGTGCTCCTGATGCAACTTTTTGTGAAATTTTATTATAATCAGCTTCAGTAATCTTTACATTATTTTGTAAGTTCTTTAATAATTCTGCACCTTTTAATTCTTCAAGACCCATACTAGCTAATTCAATTTTTAAATCTTCAATTTCTTGAGTCTTAGAAACTCTCTTTTTTCTTTTTTCTTCTTCATCTTTAATTGCAGCTGTCTTTTCTTTTTCTGCCTTTTTAACTGCATCGGCTTTTTCTTTTTCAAGTCGAATAGCAGTTTGTGCCATTTTGTTTTCTTCCTCTGACTGTTGTTGTAATTTTTGGAATATAAAATCAAAAAACTTCTGATCTCTTGCTAATTTATCCTCAGACATTGAACGATAACTTTCTCTTTGTTCGTCAGTTAATTTTATAGTAGTTAAAAACTCTTCTACCAAACTTCCGCGATTTCCTGAAATTTCAGATTTAACAGCTTCTTTTCCATAGATTCTTGATGCTTCTTGTTCCTTTATAATTTTAGCATTATCTTCTAAATCTTTTGCATATCTTTCTCCTGGTGTTAAAGCACGACCGGCATCAGCTGATGCACTAGCCATTTCTAAAATAGTTTTTTTAGCCTCTTCAAGACTGTCTTTATATTCATCAATTTTACCTTTAACGAAATCAAATCCTGCACTCATCAATGCCATAGGCCCAGCTACACCTAATGCCATTTTAGCAACATCAGTGCCGAACGACTGAATTTTCTTTTGAACAGTTTCGACTGCTCTTGATGCCTGGTCTTCAGCACTAATTGTAAATGATAAATCGTCTGCCATAGTTATTTAGTCTGTGTTTTTTTGAGTTCTTCGTCCCTTAATTTTGCCAAATGGTCAATTAGAGCCTCATCGTCAGTAGTCAAAAGTTCTAACTTAGCACCTGCTTGAATGCCAAAAGCCGTAGATAACCAAATACAGGTGGCCTCAGGCATATTAATAGCCTGCTCAAAACTAATACCATTTTTACAAAGGTTGGCAATTACGCCAAGTTCCCACGGTAGCCCTGTTGATGATCCGCTAGAGTTGTTACTGTTATCGTAAAATTTAGGCCAAGTATCCTGAGTTGAAGTATATCTAATAAACTCTTTAAATGATTTTTCGCGTCTATCTGTATCTAATGCTAATGTAAGATATATCCAATAATCTTTTAAGAGTTTTTTATCCATACTTTCACCGGAACATATTTTTAAAGCTATAACTAAATCCTGAATTTTAATCTCTTTATCGGGCTCTAAGAAAGGACTACCAATCGCCTGCAACCATAGACGATACTTTAAACAAAACGGTTTAAGAGATTTTCCGAGAATGCGAGTCCGCTTCGGGACAATACAAGATGCTAAAAAGCGTAGGTCAGCCATAAGCCAATCCTACGCCTTATTCACCAGAAGTGAAGAGTGTTAATTAAAATGCTTCGTAGTCGATAGCAGTAATCGAGACGCGCATAAAACCATTGTTTGTTCCGCGTTCTTCGATATTAGTGATATGACCTGAGAAAACAATTGTGTTACCAGTGAAGGATAAGTTATCACCAATTGCACCGCTATAAGCAGAAGGTACTAAACCTTCGATTGAAAGATTTTGACGCTTATCTGACATACGGACACCGACTACCTGACCATTGGCATCCATAGCCTCGTCAGTTTTAGCAAAGGAAGTCGAAACAGTGTAAGACTGAACAGTTAGCGAGGTCACTGACCCACTAATTCCATAGATGAATGCAGTTCCTTTTGTGACGACAGTATTAGCCATAGTAGTTTAATTATGCGTTAAAAGTCAAACGGCTGACAATACTAGGGTTACATTATAGTTAATCGAAGTCATAAAGGCTCGATCACCTTGCCCAGTATCGATTGAGGACATTAACGAATCGTAGGCCGTAGCATCGCCACCATAAGTAAAGCCAGCCTTAACGCTAGCCACATTGTCCATAACAGACATTACAATCTGACAGACATTGCGGTGGTTGGCTAAGGCACTCGCTCCGTCGATAGAAGTGAAGACTCCAATTTTAACCTGAGCGACATAGTTACCCGAACCGCGTGGAATATCATTAGGAAAATTAAGGCTCTCGCAAGATACAATAATCGATGGCAGTTCTAGCGTCGATGATGACTGCCCTTTATAGATTGTGATACCGGATAATTCGCTAGCCTGCGATAAAGCATAAGCACAAGCATCTTCGGTAATATTAAGAGGTGATTTAGTTCCCATTGTTATGATTTTTTAGATTTAAATTTTGCTATAGCTGCGCGTTGAAAATGTTGCATACGAAGTTTCATTTTACCTGATCGTACAGAGATAACTTTCAAATAAGTGTTAGCCTGATAGGCAACTCCGAATATATTACCAATATTATTTTTTATAACGATAGATGATTTACCACCAGTTCCTTGAACCATATTTATGCCTACTTGTCCTAATCCATTTGTATGACGCGTAATAAATTGAGGTAGGTCTTTTAAACCAAAGTTTTTAGGCATTCCGTTAATCTTGGCAGGGCCAATCTTCTTAATCGCATCGTACCAGCCTGACTTCATCCATCCTACGCGTTGCTGGCGTTTTTTAATATAATCTTTTAATTGTGTAGGATTAGCGAGTGCTGGTATTCCTTTGCCACCACCATTTTTTCTAATTCTTCCACGATATAATGAACGTTCATAATCGTGAGTCTTTTTAATTTGAGCCTGTGTTTTTAGAATTTCTAATTTGCTGTTATGCGATAATAACTGCTTCGCTTTGTTATAAGCTCTGCCAAAGTTTTCATCGTCGTAAATTTTTTGAATAATACCTGGTTTTTTTGGACGTAGACCATTCTTCCAATCTGCGAATTTCTTACTGCTACCGTTAGGGCCAACCGCAGCTGATAGGGCTTTGTTTTCGTAAGATACAACGGAAAGAATATCGGCTTGCACCGCAAAGTTTCCCCATCGTTCAGCAGTCTTAGTATCGCCTTTGCCACCACTTTGTCCGTCCATCGGTGGTGTATAAACCATAGCCTCGCGCGCAGTCAGGGCAGATTCTTCTTTTAAAACATCCTCAACAATCTGACGCGTTTCTTTTTTATAATCACCAAACGCTCTTTGCAATCCTTCTAAAAGGTTGCGATTTATTTGTACCTTTAAATCTGAGTTTTCAAAACCCATTTATCGCTGGTTAACATCACGGACGGTGATCTGTATCCAAGCCGACCCAGTTTTATAAGTCGTGCCGGTGATTCTATAGACGTTATTTTCCCAAGTGCAGGTTTTACCGATTGCAAAGTCTGTATTGCGTTTAGTCAGATTGCTAGTCGTGGCAGGGATTTTGATAAGGGTACTAATCTGATCCATCAAGCCACCGCTTTCGAGCGACTGGGTTAGGGTAGCGTCCGATACCGAGCATTGATAAGTCGTTCCGTTAATGATTACTGGCAGACCAATCTCGTCCACAATGTCGAGGGCATCGGCTAGGAACATAGCATTCAGGTTATCGTCCATATAAATTGCGTCCTATGTCAATCTGTGGATGGGGTCGTAAAGGTGTCTAGAATGCCCTAGGAGGCGTTTTGATTGCCGAGATGGGTAAAGTGTCAGGCAACAAAAAACCCCCACCGTTTCCAGTGAGGGTCTTTCTCGTTTATTTACCTAAGATTAGGCAGTGAGTAAGCGAGTGAGAGAAGTTGCACGACCCTTAGCTGCACCGAAGAGTAAGGTAGCAGTTACGTTGTAGTAACCGGACTGCTCTTGACCCATGAGGATTTGGATACCTAAGCCAGTGTCAGCGTCAACAGCGTTGGCGACTTCGAAGCCAGGGATTTCGCTCATAGGCAGACCAGAGGCAACAGCGATAGCGTCAGAACCACAAGCGAAGCCAGCAAGGTTTTCGCTGTTCGTTGGGAGTGAAGACCACTGATAGACGGACATACCACCGATTTGACCGATCTGACCGCTTTGGATAACTTGAGCACCGAGAGCGTAAGCAGCTGCGATTTGTGCGTCAGTTAAGAGGTTGTTAGCGTAAGTAGGATTTACGATTAATGCGCGAGTGTCAGAAGCCTTAGCTGCGTCGAGTACGCCTTTAGCGGTTACAACTTCAGCGTAGGAGAGTGAAGAACCAGTTACTGCGTTCGAGGAGTAATTAGCGTTAGTGATTAACGCGCTGATTTCTCCCATGCAGGCTTCAGCGATAGCGTTAGCTGCGGTAGGAGTGAAAGCGTTAACGAGGTACTGAGCGCCGTAGGACTTAACATCGAGAGGGCTGAAAC